TCACGAGCGCCACCAATACCAGTAAACAATGTTACTTGCTTGTCTGTAGCATCAGTCATTCCGTAGAACAAATCTCCAATAGTATCTTCAATCTTAGATTGAGTCAAAGTAGAGTAAGTGTCTTTGTTGATAATTTGCTCGAACAATCCTGGACCAGAGATAACTGGTTGACCATTTTCATCAAGCATAGTAGAAACTCCATTTGAATCATGAGTTTTTTGACCATACCAGTAGTACATCTCACACTCTTCTTTAAACTTGAGCATGTGACGATACTCTTCATAATCCATCCAAAGTTTAGTAGTACGACCTTCTTTCATTGGAAGTTCAAACTGTGCTACATAGTCTTTAGCGTTTCCTGCAAAGTGGTAAGATTTACGAATAGTACCAATTTTAGAACGAACAAGACCTGGAGCTGCCCAGTTAGAAGCATTTCCACGAGAGAAATCAACACCAACGTTTGCATAGAGCATGCCGAAAAGAGCTCCGGCTGCAACATCTGCTGCTGGCATAGAAGCTTGATCAGGAGATACAAGTTTCAATTTGTACTCATACCCACCTGCAACTGGTTGTGGTTGAGCCATAATACGAGCTAGTACTCCTGATTGAGATACAAGTGTATATGGGAAAATAAACCATTTGTCTGGGAATACTACTGTAAAGATAGCTCCACCGGTTCCGTTACCTACAGAAGAAACTACAGGTCGTACGTTTACTTCGTGAGTTTTTACACGGTATTCGTATTCGAAACGGTCAATAGATTTAGTGTTACCTACACCTTCAGTCAAGAAAGACAAAGGAAATTTCTTTTCTTCTCGTCCTGCCAAGTGAGTAATAATTGGAGATAGCTCTTCTGGCTTCTCCATCAACGCGTTAACCAACGAGTTAGTGTCGGTCATTTGCTGATCGTTATAGTACGTTTTTAGTACTTGCATATTTGCCATGATATTCTAATTTTTAAATTTTAATTGCCTATGTTAAAAAAGCGCTGTCATGTCCAGATCGTCTGGATCAAAGTCTTTTGAACGTCTGCTAGCTTTTCTAGCGCTTTTAACTCTTTCTTGATTAGATTGAATTCTTCCTCTTAAGTTTTGTGCGCTTTTAGTTTTAGCTTTTGTTTCAATAATATCGTTTAAATTAAACCCGTTATAAACTAAATAGTCAATAGCAAGTTTTAATTCTATATCTGCTTCTGCGTAATCTAGATCTCTTTGAGTTTCTCCATTTGGCCCTACAGGCTCAGAGATGTAATCAAAGAATTTTCCTTTTTCTCTATCTGAAATTTTAATTCCAGCAAAGTCATTACCAGACTCTATTGTTTCAGCTACTGAATCCCAAAATTGAGATTCTTCTTCCATTGCTCTTTGATACTCTTCTTGTTGTTGAGCAAGTAACTGTTCTTTTTGTTCTTCTTGAGCTTGGGCTAATGCTGCTCTTGCTCTTTCAGATTGAGTAAAAAGTTTTCCAGAATCTTCGTAATTCTCTAAAGTGTCTTGAATAAATTCATTGTCGTGACCTTTAGCATAAAAATATTGAGCAAGAATTGCTTTTTGAGTATTAACATCTTTTTGATCTACTTGCAGATCTGCAAAATTTACTTGAGGGCTGTGGGTTTCAAAAAACTTATTTGAATCTCCTCCTGCCATAAGATAGTCTAAATGTTTTTGGACTTCTGGGTATTGCTCAAATAAAGATTGAAGTTGATCCTCAGCTACCTCTTGTGCTAAATCTCTGGCAAATTCTGTTAATCCTTCTACTGTATCAGCGTATTCATTTTCAAGCTTAAACCCTAAAGTTTTTGCAATTTCTTCTGCTACGCTACCAGCTTCAAGATCGTCATCTTCGCCATCATCCTCAATATAATCTTCTTCCTCGTCTTCTTCTTCTAAATTATCTTCAGAATCTTCTTCATCAATAATTTCTTCTTCTTCTTCTTCGTCAAGAATGTCTTCATCAAGATTGTCATCGGTGTCCTCGATGCCTTTCAATCCTTCTCCGATCATGTCATCGAAAGAAATTGAATCTAAATCTAGTTTTTCTTTTGTGTCTTGCATGTTACAAATTTATTAAAGTGTTTGTGTTTATTTTTATAAAAAATTATTTTATAGTGCTTGTTATAATATAGCACTTAGTATTTTGGTAAACTTTTATAAGTTTTAATACCGCCATTTTGAAGTTTAGTTTGTTTTAAATAATTTAAAATTCTATCTGATGCTTCTTGTATATCAGGACTATTACCTTTTCTTTCCATTCTGTAATCACGTCTACCTTTACTACGTCTTCCCATACCTTTACCGGCTAGCTCTGATCTTAATATAGCGTCAATATAGTTTTCTTCCCATCTTTCTTTACCATCTTCTGCAAAACCTTCTTGTAGATCTATGTTGTAAAAATAGTCCATATCACCGCCTCTAGCATTTTTTACAGTAGAAGAAAAAGAATTAAGCAATTTCATGTATTCTGGATCATTTCTCATACCGTGCAACATGTCTAGATAAACATCTCCTTTACCTGCTTTTTTATTATACACTACAGTGTATTTATCTGGAGTAGGGCTTGTGTATTGATACTCATCCCCATAAGTAACTGTACCATCACCTGGAAATATAAATTCTATATCTCCATATCCATAATCTCTTGCTTTATAATTTTTATCCTTTATAAGATTTAAATTTTCACCTTGCTCTCCGTAAACATTTTTAAAAGCCGGATATTTTTTTAAAAGATTTTTTTTTAAGTTATTAGCTTTTCTTATTTGTTTAGTAGATGTATTTCCTCCATTTTGGAATTTTTTAAATCCTCCGCTTTGCTGTTTAGAAGGAGTTTCAATTGCTACTAATTCTCCTCTATGAGGTCCTACTCCAAAGTCTTTTATTCCAGGTGGAACATTTTTAAAAGATTGTAATAAATGATTTGTTTTTTGATCCCTAAATTCTACATCAATAGGAAATTGCATTCCTTTAGTATTAAACCTTGGGGATGTATTTGGGAATATTGCTTTTTGAGGAGCTTGTGATAATGGGATATTACTAAGACCTTGTTGTTGTTCTTGAGGAGTATTAAAAACTTGTGTTTGTTGAGGTTGCTCAAGTATATTAACTCCTTGGTCGTAAGCTTTAAATACATCTAATATATCTCCTTGAAAATTAGAAGCTTTAGCTTGTTCTAACAATTGTCGTCTAGTAGCGTTATCCATTAAGCTAAGAATTTAAGTTTGTATTTAGATGAATTAAGCTGACTTTTGATTGTATCTAAATCATTTACTATTTCTGAGTATTCAATAGTTTTTTGAAGATTGGTAATTCTTGTATGCATATTATCTATGTACTTAATACAATCTTCTACAGACTCCATCATTGGAGCTTGTACTGCTTCATACTTTGGTATTTGACCAGTTACTCCTGTCCACCCTTCAGCTATAGCGTCTGCTAAACCGGGTAGGGCATCATATAATTCATTAAGAGCTTTATGCTGAGCATAAGATCCTGGGCCCGTCACACTTAAATGTAAAAAATGAATTTTAGTAGCAGCATCTAAAAGCTCTGAAACTAAACCAGGAACTGATAGTTTAGATTTAATTTCTTTTTGTATTTCTTTAAAGTAATTCATTATTCACCATTTGGGGTTAGATCTCCTTCTTTATTAAGAGCTTGTTGTTTAAGTTCAAGTTCTCTCTCTTTGATTTCAAATTGCTTCATCATTTTTTGAAGATCTAAATCTATTTTGCTTTGTTGGTCTTGCGCTTCAGCATTTATAAGAGCAACTTCAATTTTAAGTTGTCTGTCTTTTTCTTTATCTATTTGATCTTGTTGCATCTGCATTTGCTGCAATTTCATCTGCTGCTCTTGTTGCTGCTGTTGGGCTTCTTGTTGTGCTTGCTCTAATTCTTTTTGTGCTTTTTCTGCTTTTTGAATTTTATCTTTAATTCCAACAAAATTGTTAGTATCAAATAATTCTAATACTGCAGAAGCAGGCATTCCATTTTGAATCATAGCTTGAGACATAGATTTTGCTTGTTCAAGTTTTTCTACGTCTTTCCCAGAATCTGAAATAAATATTCCATACTCTGTTTCCATGTGGGCTAAAGCGTCAATGTCAATCATGTCTGTTGTTAGATCAGGCATAACGTACATTCCTTTTTTTCCATTTACCCAAGCTTCTTTTGAGTAATCTAAAAGTGCTTGTAGTTCTCTTTGCTCAAATTGTGCAAATTTTCTAAAGATATCTTCTGTAATATGTGAAGACTGAAGTATTGCTTGCTGAGAAGAAGCTTTTCCTTCATACGGTCCAATAGCTCCTTGTCTTTGTTTATTTACTCCAGATATTTTTTCCCATTCTTGCATAATAGAATCTAGCAAAATAATATACTGCTGTATAGTTTTGATAGACATATCAAGAACAGATTGATGTTGTGGAGACAACTGAATTCCTTCTTTGTTATAGTCAACCCAAGCAATTCCGGTACCTTCAACGTAGTACATGAACTTATCCATGTCCCATTTTTTAGGGATCATATTTATATCAAACTGGGCTATGATATCTTTAGATCGAGCGATCGCAAGTTCAAGTCTGTATTTGTAGATGTTGTAGTTAAGCTGGTAAGGAATGCCTAGGCTGACTAAAGAAACATTTGTTGAATTTATATCTGAATATTTTCTACCGTTAATAGGCAGTTTACATTTAGATGGGTTATCTATAGATTCTCTTTGGTCTGCAATTGGGGCAATATCTATATAGAATCTTCCGTCAATTTTAGTACCTTTCCAAACTTCATTTACCCATTCCCAGTATATTTTACCGTTTCTTTCTTTAATCTCTATTGGCATTCTGTAGCCATCAGGAACTTCAAATTGTTCTAAATTTCCTGTGTTCTCATCAATGTACTCTACAAATCCAATTCTTTTTCTGCTTTTCCAATATACAGTAACAGCTTCTATTAATCTGTTTCTGTATATGTTATCATCTGCTCCAGTTGCTTCTGCTCTATATAAAAGATAAGAATCTACAGATGCTTGGTGAGGAGTTTCTAATTCAAGTACTTGTTCGTCTGTTAAATATTCCCCAAACTGATCTATTGCTGATGAGGCATGCATCCATTTACGAATAATAGCCCAATCACCATCTTCTACAAAATCAATATCTGGATCTTTATCATAATCTACATCCAGAGGGTTAATTACATCATAAAAAGGTTCGTTTCTTCGAACTCCTCTATGAGAATAGCATTCACCTGCAACTAAGAAATGAAAAAATTGTTTTTGAATTTTATCGTAAATTTCTTCATAGTGCATTATGTAGTTAATAGCAGCTTGTCCTTTAATAGCTCTATTATCTACATATGTGCGATCAAATTCTTCTAATATTTGTTCTGGAAGTTTTGTCTCTCCTGCTGAAACATCTTGTTTTGTTTTTTCAGCAATTTCATTAAGAAACATTCTTTGAACTGAAGCCATCAATGCGTTCTTTTTAGCTTCTTCTTTTAAACTTACTACATCAGCATTTTGTACGGTAACTGTGTAATTTAAAGGTCTTTTAGATTTTTCTCCAAGCAGCAAATCAATAATAGGTTTGATGATTGGGTAGTTTCTTAATTTAGATGGGAAGTTCTCACGTGTTTTTCCGTACGGTTTTAGAACGTATTTATAGTCTTGCTCATCTATCTCTCCATTGTAATAGTCATACAATGTTTTCAAATAATTCCGCCTTTCTGAAAGGCCAAATTTAGATAAGTTAATAAACGCGTCTACACATTCTTCTCTCCATTTTTCAGTTTTTTTACTGAGAGGAAGACGTTGTTGTGGAATTTTATGAGAACCGTACATATCCTTGCAAAATTATTTATAATTTTTATCAAACCAGTCGTCTTGTGACCGGTCACTTAGTACTTTCACAACTTCTTTATTATATAACTCTCGTGTGTGATACATACCAATCATTAAGGCCATAACTCGGTCAAAGTTACCCTTCATGTTAAATTTAATAAGCTCTTGCAAAAGCGCTGGATCGTAGATTGTATGCATGTTTAATGTAACATTACCATCTTCATCTACGGCTCTTGGGGAGATTAACCAGTCTCTAATATAAAGTTCTCCTTGTCTTTTACGAGCTTCCGTCATATGCATACCATATTGACGTTTTACATTACGAGATTGAAGTTCTCTTTTATCAAGCATTTCAAACTCTTCTTGTAATTTGTGTAATTTACGAAATCTTTTTGCATAAGGTATTACTTCTCCTCGGTCATTCTCAAATCCTATTTTAGCATTGTAGTATTCTGCTAATAAAAACAAGTTTCTATTATACTCATCTTGTGTGTTTGGACGACCAATGTAAGAGGCCACAATAATATCATCTGGTTTAGATAAATTATTTGGGCGTTTAATTACGTAAGCTGCTCCTAATGAATCTCCTGACGAACCTGACTGTGCGTAAGGGTCATGACATAGCACGTATAAGTTATGCGGAGTAAGTCCGTCTTCTTTAGTTTTATACGGTGGATCGTAAATAACAATAGATCCTTGAATATCATCTCCTTTTCTGTGAGGGAATTTAATAATAGCTTTTTTATCTGGATTAGGTCTAAAAACTACTTGTCCTTCTTTCTCATACAAGTCTCCAGTTGTTGCATTCTTTTTGTGCAGCTCGTGCACTATGACTCTATTGTATTGTTCTTTGAGAGAACCTACGTCGAATAAGTTTGCTGTTACCTGCAGAGTAGCTTCTTGAGGAGTAAATGGGTGTTCTGCTATATATTGGTCAAAAGATTTTGGGTCGTTAGCATTTCTTTTCTTTTCTCTTTGCTCTTCTTCAAATTTAATA